TGTTAGCCTGATTGGCTGGATTGGAGACACGGGCTGCGTAGGCGATGAGGTCTTGGATGTTGTCAAGCCCCTGCGCTGCAAGTTCGCCAGCGTGGATTCGATTTGAGGGTTGACTATGTGAGATGAGACGTGCATTCAATTTATATTGCTCCTTAAACTTTTCGCCATTCGGCAAATTTCAATTCGGCTTGTAAGCCTTTGTGTGTATTTTCTTCAATAATCTTTTCAGGATTTAAACCTGCGAGGTACATTTCATTTATATCTTTGCCTGGTAAATCATTAGGCCAAATGCAGATCTTGTAACCATTTTTGATAACCTTTTCCATACGCTTATGGATTTCTCTGTTACGAGGTTCGGCATCAAATACAAAAATCGCATTCTCGGGTTGTTGAACTCCTTTCGTTGTTCCTTCGGCTCCTGCCATTGCTACTGCATTTTCTAAAAAGAAACTATCAATTGCACCTTCCACAATATAATATGGATGGCTGAAGTTTACTTTATCAAGACCAAAAATCTTTGGCCTTTCATCAAACATAATCGTTATATAACGTATGCCATTAGGGTCAAACCCACGCGCTGAAACGCCAAAGACTTTACCTTTTTCATCAAGGAATGGTATAACCAAACGAGCTTCATCTTTGCCAACATTTTCAAATTTACCTGGCAAGATTTCGTTGATCCAGGTTTTGAATTTTGGCGCAAAGTACAGCCTATAATGATGATGAGTTGGAATTCTCCTTTGTTTTATATATCTCACTATCGCATGATTATGGGGTAATTGACTTACCTTTTTCAATTTTTTTAGTGGATTTTTTTGGAACACTGGTTGCTTTGTTTGGAACTGTGTAACATCTGACTCTGTTGTTTTAATTGAGTTATTTGCTTTGTTCACAAACTTTTCGGCGACGTAATCATTATACGTCATAGGATCCTGGGACTTCAGAAAGAACTGGAAGGATTGACTGGCACCACAGTTATGGCAATAGTAATGGAAACTATCTTTCTTTTCTAACAGCCATCCACGGGCCTTAGACCTTGATTTTTGGGAATCACCACAGATAGGACATCTGAAGTTAATTTTGTAAGGTGAGCGATTTCGTATGCGGAAGTTTTCCAACCTGCCAGACATCATCTGCGCATACTTCAAATCTGTAAAGTCAACCATAATGTAAAACTCAATCTATAATCTTATTGTTAGATTATAATCGGATCAGGGCCAAATGTCAATGGTTAATTTCCTTTATCCAAACATTAATTGCCAATTCATTTCTACCATCACAAACATAGCTACACCAATCGCACCCATTGCGTAATACTTCCAACGCTGAAGATCTTGAATCTTTTCATCTTGTTCATCAAACCTGTCTTCCATCATTTGTTTCATTTCACGCAGCTCATCAATGATAATGCGATTATGAGCTTCTCTTTTTGTAGCAGTATGATCTGCCAAACGTTGATGGTCTTGATATGCCGCGGCGCGGTATTCATCTAAGCGATCCATCATACGCTGAGCACGTTCTTGGTCTTCAACCCTATGCTCTTGTACCATTGTATCAAGATCTTCGAGTTTGTCAACCGTATTTTTGATTATTTCATCCTGAACAGCAACTTTTTTAGACAATTCGGCCATCATATCTAAAGACGCTTCTACCTTTGTGAAAAACCTTTGAATGTTTTGCACATCGGCTTTAATAAGAGCTATGTCTGTCTTCATTTCTACTATTTGGTCTTCCATCTATTTGCTACCTTGTATATAAAAAAAGGCCACTTATAAGGCGGCCACTTTCTCATAGTCTAAAGCTTGTTATTTTATATAACTATTTATTCAGGTTCTTCGGGTTTAACCGCCTCTTCGTAGTAAATAATTATCTCGCCTTGCTGTTTAATGTATCTACGTAATTCAGCAATGTTTAGAGAAAGATTTTCATAATCTTTAACACTAAACGCGATAAACGCTCGGTTGCCATTGACCTCTTCAAATTCCGTTAAGAATTCTTCAAGATTACCAGTATTGACAACGTATAAACGTGTGTCTGTTAAATTAATTGGTTTCGGCCGAGCTACCGTCGGTACTGTCGTTTTCTGGATCTGTGTCACCACTTTCACTTCCGGTTCCGGCTTCCCGAGGAGGAGAGCGCTGCAACCAGGAAGGAAGAGGATCATCGCCAGCACCGCCAGTATCTTGCTCGAGCGAACGCCATAACTTTGCAGTCGCGCCATTCATCTTTCCTTCAAGTTGGCCAGGTTCTTTAAGAGCCAAAGCCGTTAAATTATGTCTTTGAAGTTTACCACGCAAATCGTCGCCGTACGCTTCAGCTTTTTGTAAATCAGAAGACAATTTATTGTTGAGTTCAGCCATCTTTGCGGCATCTTGTTGTAATGTCGCAATACTAGCTTCGGCGGTCGCTACTGCTACTTCCATTTTTGCCACGTTTGCTCGGGCTGTCTGCAAATCAGATTGCAGCTTTTGGACGTATAGATAGCCGACACCGCCGGTTGCTAAAATTACTACAACAATTCCAATTTTGATGTACGCAAGCATGATTTAAAAAACGAGTTTATTCCTCGTCTTCATCCTCATCATCTTCATCTTCGTCATCATCATCTTCATCTTCGTCGTCTTCTTCGTCCATCTTGGCTTTTTTGTACTTTTCTTCCAAGGCAGCGGCGACGCGCTTTTGCATTTCTTCTTCAAACAACTCTTTTACGTTAAGAGGGTTTCCGTCAATCGCTTCAGCGATGATTTTTTCTAAAGACATTGTCTTTCTCCTTTGTTTAATGGTTTGGATATTGTATTTATATTATCCGAACATTTTGGCTTGGGTTGCAGGACCAACAATCCCATCGGCAGCCAAACCGTTTGTTTTTTGCCATTTTTTAACAGCAGTTAATGTACCAAATCCGAAATCGCCATCAGCAGCAACTCCTAATACCTTTTGCATTGCAGCAACATCATCGCCTTTCATACCACGGCGAAGAGTTCTTTTACCGGCAGGTTTCGGTGCAGCTTTTGGAGCAGGAGGAGTATATTCACCACCTAGAATGCCCAATGCTTCTTCCCAACGACGGTTACGATCGTCTAATCCAATTGTACCACCGTTGATCTTTTTAGTAAGACCTACGTTATCACCAGCGTCTGCCCATTTTTCTAATTTGTTTGTTTTCCAAAACCAGCAAGCAGATTCAATAGCACCTTGCGGTGTTGCTACATATTCAGCAGCTTCTTCGGCTGACATACCGACGGTTTTGCCGAAGGCAGTGTAGTTATTTCGGCCCGTAAGCTGTTTGATACCTCGACCTCTAAATAACCAGCCATCGCCAGGTTCTGTGTTACCCATCTGTCCTCGCTTAGATCTGAACTCGTCTTGGTATACGTAGTTTGCGATTTTTTCTGGGTTTCTTGCGTATTCTGCGGCATCTCTTTTTCCTTCACCAAAGTAACGTCCAAATACAGAATTCAATGCTTTTTCACTATAGTTTAGATTTTCTTCCAAACGTGTAAAGTCCATAGACTCGTGAGCACATTGTGCCATAAATCCAGCAATACGATTTACTGTATTGATTTCATATTGCTCAAATAAAGGAACCGCAGCCTCATACCATTCTTCTGGGTTACGGTTCTTTGGAATCATTGCGCTAAACTGTTCCAAACTAATCATTTTTTCATTTTCTCCTTAAAGCTTAACATTTTTGACTTATTCTTTTTCTTGTATTTTTTGGCTTGAGCAGGAGTTACCCCAGGTTCTCCATCAGGACCTACACCTAAACCTGCAATTGCACCACTTCCGACAGAAACATCTTCTTCCATTCTGTCCATAATCCATGCTTTAGCATTTGCCTTACCGTATTCGGTAGTTTCCCATTCCCAACTTTCTCGACGCTTATCCCAGACCATAACCTTCCATTCACCTTTGTGACGTTCGTTATGATCTAAAGCCTTTTCAATTTGATATTTTTTTCCGCCGATGGTTGCTTCGATTTCGCCGTTAGATCCTGCTTTTTTCCACCGTACTTTTGCCTCATTTAATTCACTAAATCCATTGACATTCTCTGCGAGTGTGTTATAATAACCATATCGGTTTTGAAATTCTAATAGAACATTGTCAATATCAGATTCATCCATATCTTCTGTAATTAAAGATTCATCTGTAAAATGTTTATATTCCTTAATTAGAAATAACGCTGCAGCATAAGATGCCAACTTTGTACTACCACCAGGAACCTTGGCTAACAACTTTTTGATGTTAGCAAGCATAATGTCATAAAGACCCCACGCCTGTTCTTCCTTTTTGGTTTTGAGTGTTTTACGAGGTTTTAAGACTTTGCCGTCTTTATCAATAATACCTAACTTGTAGGCATCCCAGTTCTCGAAAGGTGTTGCCAATCGACGAATAAATTGATATACTAAAAATAAGTCGACGACCATCGTCAAATTCCTTTAAGTTTTTCCACTATATGCTTGTCTGACACAATATTATGTTTACTTAAAACAACATCATCATAACGAATTTCCAATGGCATAAAGTTCAAATATTCAACAAATGGTTTTAAGTATTCATGGTATTCGCCTAACTTCATAAAAAGTAGGTTCGTTGCATCAGGCCCAAATACATTATATATGATAATCAAGTGGTTCAGAATCAACCTTTCTTTAAGATCCTTGTCTTGTCTATATCGACCGAACAATTTTCTCAAATACTGAAATCTTTTCAGATCCTCTTCAAACTCAGTTACGTCTGAACATTGAGGATTATCATAATGTTGGGCAGCATATAACAGAAAGGTTGCTTCCGTTAATTTCATTATATATCAACCAAGTATTAGCTGTCAGCCACGATAGTATCTTCAATCGCTGTATTACCTGTTACACCTAAGTCACCTGCATCAGCCTGTGATACTTTCATTGTTACCAATGGTTCTACAATGTGACGTGTACGGCCGTCAGCTGTTGTGTAAGTATTATACAGGTTCCAACCAGGTGTTTTAATACCTTTTGCACGGTTAGCTGCTACGCCTGCCTCTGTTAAGTCTACAAAGATTGCGTTGTCTTTGTCGTGTGACTTGTTTGTGTTATTCGCATCGTCTTCCAAATATTTTGGAACTGATCCTACTGCGTCGGTTTTTCCCCAAAGTGCCATTGCTTTTCTCCTTGTTTGGGTTTATTATAGTTATATTTATTACATTCCTTGGCGGAATTTCAATTTAGATAAAGCGCCTGCAAGAGTCTTGATATCTTTTTCTGGTACTTGAATATACTTACCACCATAATTAATCTGCAAACCCATTGCTCCTTTTCCCATTGAGAAACGAGTCATTTGGATGCCGCCTTTGTCGTAAAGATCAGTGGCTTCAGTTACAGTCTCTTCTTTAACTGCCTTTGATACTGCTTTGCGGCGGTTGTGCAAATACTCGTCTGAGTCATCAACATCGCCATCGTTATTAATATCTTTATCTTTACGATCTTTGAATTTTTTCTTTAATGCTTTAGGCTGAACTTTGTCCATTTCGTCGCCGTCATCGGAAACATCGTTTGTGTTGTCTTCCATCAACTTAGGATAAAGATCTTCGATATCTTGTTTTTCCCAACCGCTCTTCAGCATCCATGCGACAACCTTTTTCTTATCTTTGGAATCAACAACAATTTCGTCGTCCATTTTCTTATCAGGTGTGGCACGGACCCCAGCCTTTTTCAATGCAGCAATAGCATCTTTAGGGTCGGTTACTTGAATAAAAACTTTTGCCTCATCAAGTCTTTCGATGAATGCCTTTGCTACATTAATCTTCATTTGGTTTTTCCTCTTTATCTTTTTTAGGTTGAGATTCTTTTTCTTCCTCGTCGTCCTTTTTCTCAGCGTCTTTTTTGCCTTTTTCTTTGGCGGCTAACATAGCAAGAGTATCAGGCTCTTTTTCCTCGAGGTGTGCTTTAAAGCGTTTCATTGTTTGTTTCCTTTAAGGTTTAATCAATATCCGACTATATTTATTTAATTATCTACATTGGCGCCTGCACGCCATTGATAGCAACTCCAGTATCTTGCTTTCCACTTAGGACCTGGATCTGCACAATTATGTCTTGCTCTAAAGCTTTTTCTACGCGCAGGATCATCTCTTTTAATTTCCATTTTCGGATCGCCAAAACGGACAACAACAACATTACCCTTTTCATTTTTGACGTATACTTTAAATTTCTTTGAAGGAACCTCAGAGGTACGAATAGGATTATTCAATTCTACTTTCTTGCCTTCGTATTCGGCCGCCTCAATAATCAAATCATCGTAGATGCTGCATTCTTCACAAATGGCATCAATACGATCTTCTGTATATTTACTAAACTTATCCACCGAACTCGTGCCCCGCTACTCTTTTCATTTGTTTGTTAAACTCTTGTTGAGATGGCTTTTCTTTATAAAGTTTAATTGAAATTTCAGGACGATCTTTACCTTTAATACGCCAATTATAACCTTTTTCTTTATGTTCAGGTTTAGTTGTTTTTACAACACGGCGTTTATAACCTTGCTCCCAAGTTTCAGAACCTTCTTCAATCTCCGCTTCTTCAGGTACACAGTTAGGTACCATCTTGTCACCTTTCTTTTTCATGCCGACCTGTTTATATCCTGACCAACAATCTTCATCTAGGTATTGTTTAAAACGTTTCATTTCTTTTTCCTGCCAGTTACTTTCTTTGGCCTAGGAGGCGCATACTTACCTTTTTCGGTAGCTTCTTTAATTGCTTCCTTTAAAGGCTTCTTAGGCATTTGGCGTGTCCTTTTTGAAATTCTTTACAAGCTCGTCAGTACCTTCTTCGCCAGCACCGCCTTCTTCTCTGAATTGCTTAAAGCTCTCAACAGATTTAATTGTCTTACGGCGTGTTTTCTCGTATTCAGAAGCTTCATCTTTTTTCTTTTTGGCAATCGCTCTTGCCGCAGCGCCTGCAACTGCACGGCCAGCGATTGCTGCAACCGCAGGAAACATTTCGTCAATTGATTCAACATAACCTTTATCACCAGGCTTTTTACCGTGGTTCATAACCTTTTTACCAATCGCAGTAAGGTTACCTTTCTTATCATACATTTGATTGACAAGTTTCTTTTCAGATGGTGATAAAGTTTCATCAAGCTCAACTTCTTCGCGAATTTTAATTCTGAACATTTTTTCAACAGTTTCCTTGCCCATATGTTTAGCAAGAGTAACGATTAACCATTCACGTGGTTCTGTATCAAGATCCATTACAAATTTAATAAAGCTTGAACCTGCTTTGCCAGTTGATAGCATCTTTGCTGCTTTCATAAAGTCTGCTTTATCAATGCCACCGCTTTTCTTTGCATATGCTTCAATTTCAGAGGCCGCCTTTTTCATCTGAGGTGTTGCTGCTTCATTCATTTCTTCTATTCCTTCTTTACGAATTTTTGCCGCAAGGTCAGAATCTGCTTTACCCCACGTGCCTTTTGACTTTGTTACGAATGAGTTAACTCGAGCCATACCCCATTGTTGTGGAGTTGTTCCTGGTCGATGTCCTGTTCTCCAAGCTGCCATTCCTCGGTCGTAAACCTTTTTCAAAATACCATATGGCATTCCTGATTTGTCAGCTTTATTCTTTAGACCTTCAATCTGTTTCTCTTCAAGATTGCCAAACATTTCTTCAGTAGATTCTACTAAATCTAATAACTCTTCTAGGTTTGAAATCTCGCTGAATACGGATTCTTCAATTGTATCATCCTCAATTGCAGCATCGTCTTCAGGTTTATGCGCAGGCTTATACATCTTGAATCTTTTATCGTATTTGACTTTATTATTCCGATCCATTAGCATATGAGGACGTTTTGTTACGTATGATCCCCACATCTCAAGTAAATCGCTATCACATGTACAAGGATCGCAATTGCATTGACCGCAAACCCATTCGTTCATTTCTCCATACATTGCTTTGTATTTTTTCGTAAATGTTGATGGTTTTGTCTTTGCTTCTTTATCGCCGGGTGCTGGTGTATATGCTTTAGGATTATCGTCATCCATTTTTGCTTTACGAGCAAAGTGACGGGCGCGATCATCTTTCTTATCTTTATCTACACCTTTGTAATATCCTGCAGGCTGAGAACCTGGCATATCATCAATATCTCTATCCTGCGCAACCTTAATCTTTTCGTTAATCTCATAAGATTCTTGTTTTTGCGTTAAAGGATTGTCGATGGCCTTTTTCTTAAACTTATCTCTTTCAGCCGCTTTAACTTTTGGAAGTAATTTCTTTGCGATGCGTTCAATACGAGCCTTGCCTAATTTCTCAATCTTTTTGTCAATTTGAATCTTTTGCGCAACGTCCATATCAGCATAACGCTTATTCTTTGAAAACTTATCTTTAAATGTTGCTATGGCTTTCTTTGTAGCACGCTTCTTAAGGATCTCGGTTGTTGCCTTTTTGCGTTTCATTTTTTCACGGCCGCGTTTTAACTTATGCTTAACACGACGCATAGCAATTGCTTTTGCACGACGTTGTTGTCTATCTAATACTTCATTTAATTCTGAGTCATCCATCTCTAGTGTCTCGTTTATGTTCATGCCTTGTCTAACTGCATTCATAACTTCATCTGCATTTCTTTGCAGCCGTTTTGGCAAACCTTTTTTAAATTGATTAAGATCATTATCCGCGGCATAAGAACGCATTTTAGATGCTGATATACCTTCTACGCCTTCAGAATCAGGATCGCGCGCACCTGCGGTCTGTATATCAATTACTTGAAAGTTATATTCTTTACCATTATACTTACTTAAAAGCGAATTAAATTCAGCAACTCTGTCTGAACCTACAACAACGATAAGGTTTGCGTATTTTCCAGATAGCTCTTTTGCTACTTCAATAATTGTTCTTGATTTGGATTTTTGAATAACGCTACCAAACGCTTGTTTGGCAAATTTGATTTTATCGTTATATGATAAAGGATTCTTTCTTGTATCTTCAGAATGAGAAAGATAAATGAGTGGAGTACCTTTTGCTTGAGCAGCCACCGCCAATACTTTATTGACAAGCCTTTCGTGTCCTGAAGTAACAGGATTCATTCGGCCAAAACTAATAACCGCAGTTCCTTTTGCGGCCTCATCTAATGTAGGCTCAACATCCACATACTTAGTTGGATCAAATTCTTTGAAGCTTTTACGCTTTTCTTTTTCTTTTTTCTCATCTTCTGACATCAAGAAAATCCTGTGCTTTTAACTTGGAAACATTTAATTCTATTTATAAGAATTCGTATCCCAGGCGTGTAATTAATTCGTGCCCAAGGATGTCATTAATAGAATTTAAGTACCTTCTACCGTGTTGATAGAACATTTCTTGCGTTGGTCTGCCTTTTAGGTAGTAGTCAATACGTTCTTGATCCATAGGCTGAGATGAACCTACGTGTTTTGGCATTGTTGGATTTTCAATAATATCCCAACCAAATTTGGTAGTAATATCCTTAAAGATCTCATTGCGTTTCTCATCAACAAGCAAATCTTCATATTTAATCAAGACTGTATTGTCAGGATGTTCTTCAACAAATGGAAGCCAAGTATTAAACCAGTGTTTATAAACGTACATAATCTGACCAATGTTAACTGTACCTTGACCTGGCATTGTGACGTTATTCCAACCTGGCTTTGGTTGAGGATAAAGATTCAAATGCTCGTGACCCCAACTTTGGTTCCAGGCGCCATTGCCCAAACCTCTACGGAATGCCATACTTTCAGCCCAAGTATATGGGCTTTTATATACTAAAATTGTCGGCGCGTTTTGGTCATAGTTTGGTGGAATATCAATCGCGTGTTTCCAAACGGTATCTGGTTGAGGCTGCAAAGTAAAAGGCTTTGGCAAATTTTGTTCTGCATCATTTGCTTTCCAATAGTTCCAATTATCCCTAATGATTCGGTCAATAATTGTCGTGCCTGTTCTTTGTAGCCCAAACTGATAATATCTAAATTCGCGTGGAGTCGAGTCGGTTAGCTGCCACATTGTTATTGGTCTCCATAATAGTTATTTTTAAATGAATCTATAAATTCGTAATTCTTTTCTGATGAGTTACCCCAAATTGTTGATTGGCGCAACCAACCGATTGCTGGTGTTGGATCAAGAATGCCTAAAGGAACCTTGCTTTTACGTTGATCTGCTAAAAAGAATTGGTTATCAACTGCAGACCATACTCCAATTTCTTCAATCTCATCGAGTAGTTTTCTTGCAGTTGCTGGCGTCATCCCATATGCGTGTGCACCTTCGTGTCCTTTCAAATCTCGAATATATTGAGGAGGACCTGCCTGGTCATGTAAATATTTGTTGGCATCTTTTACTTTATAGCCTAGGACCACAATCATATTATCTGGAAATTCAATCTCATTAATATCGTGTAACATAACGGCATCGTGTTCAAATACAATGCCTTCCTCATCACTTTCTGAAATCATTTTCCAAATTTTTGCGTGACCTGCTGAACATAATTGTGCTTTAGGAACAAAGTTGTTTCTTTCAATTTTTCGCTTTAATCCAATACTGTTCCAAGCATCATTAGGATTCATTGGTTCAGAAAAACCTTCAACCAATTCATAATTCATATTTGTTTGCTGGCACGATTTTGCCGCAAAGTCCGCATATTGTTTTGATAAAGGGTCGTTATGATATAAGATGTAAACTTTCATGCCACCTGTAGTCCTGTTTCTAATTCAAATAATTTCTCAAAATCCTTTTCATAATACTTCTGAACAGCATCAATTGTTTTCTGATCGTAATATTCATCAAACAAGTCTTGGTCTTTAGGAGTCCATGTGCCTTTATACTTTGGCAATTCTAAAGAACTATTAACGCCTTTTACGTTACAAAAGTTTTTAACGTGTGTATCTAATTTATTATACAACCACCAAGTACCACAGTCAACACCATTTAATAAAGAATATTCTGTTTGAAGGATTGCGTTTGACACATCAGACTCATGTTTGCCTTCTCTAAAGATATGCCGAAACTCATCAGCTGATTTGCTCATACCGCGTTTTAGAAAAAAGTATAAAGATAGCTGACGCATATAAGGATTGCGCAAAACAGATATTACATCTTTATTATGAGCATCATATGTGGTAACGATCTTATTATCAACAAGTTCTTGCAACGTTAAATGAATCCAACGGTATTGGTGTCTATATTTGTTAATTACATTAACGTCAACTTTATGATCTCGGATTGCGGCATCATTTACTTCCGTCCAACGATCAGACATTGCACAAAAGTTTTTAATAAAGAATGCTGCTAAACTTGAGCTTGCGTTTTTAGGAATACGCAAATATAAGAAGTTATGCTTTTCACAAATTACCATGATTTAAATTCCTCAAAGGTTACTTGATCCCAAGGTAGAATACTGGTAGGATCGTCTGAAAGATTGACTAAGCGAGCGGTGGTGCGTTCTTTTAATCTATCAAAAAGAATGTTAATCATATTCTCACCTTCCTTTTTATATTCAGGAACGGTTCGGAATTGATATAAAGGATCAGGTACTCCACGCGTTTTCATATCATAGCCTTCGCCATAAAATGCGGTTTCACCATTAGGACCTGCGGTATAATTCATGTCAAAACCAATGAAACCAATTGCGTCAGGTTTTAAATGCCATAGAGCCCAATACGTCATAGTAAAGTAAATAGGCAAACCTAAAAAGATTCTTGCCTGTTCCCAAGGCATATTTGACATTCCCATATAGGATTGCTTAAATCCCATTACACCTTCTCGAGAAACAATTAACTGTTCTTGTCTTTTTCTAGCGGCTTGAACTTCTCGTTTATGGGGATAGTCGCCAGCATGTAATAGCACATCCCATTTATCAGTGCCACGCCAAGTGTTGTTAACCCCGCAAATTTTAATCCCATCTGTATCCCAATCGTTTATAAGGACCATATTCTTGCCTGATCCCATACATATCACTTTTTTCATTTTAAAATTCTTTCATCCTCAAAGTCTTTTCTCATCTGTCCTTTGAATTGACGCCAATAGTGAATAAGGTTTGCGTCAAATCTATCCTCTTGTGGATACCGTCCTAAATGATAATTCCATTCACGCTTTAATTCTTGATATGAATCTAAGTTACGAACGATCTTATTTACAATTGCCTGGTCAAAATTCCCAAGCGATGTTTCAAGTTCTGTTCTCGTATCATGCAAATGCTGTAAGTCTGATACAAAGTTAGTTATATAATGATACGTTGATTTTGGAAATATAACAACGCCAGAATTAATATGGCCTTTATCTTTAAACCATCCCCAAGGACTATCGTCAGGTTTACCTTTCCAACGATTTTGTGTTTCCATGAAGTATGCCGATATCTTACCTGCGTTGTATTTTGAAAACACATCTTTTGCGTGAGTTGTTGCTAATATATCAGCGTCCATCCAACAAATCGCGTCATAATCGTGACACCAACCTTCGGTAAATGGTAAGAAAATACCATAAAAAGGTGACACGGGATGTTCTTGATCTAAGAATTTATAATCGTGTCCATGTTCTAACGCGTAACGCCTAATGCTGTGCGCAGATAGTTCGTGGTAATTGTTACTGTCATCCATAATATGATGCGTACGTTTATTCTGTGGTAAGGAATAATAGTACTGATATATTAGCGTTTTCATTTTCTCATCAAAACCTCAATTGGTACATTAACTGGACGGTTGTTTGGATTGTCTCTCATCCAAGATGGAAGCACCGCGGTATAATAATGTTTATAAATTGCTTCTACCTTATTCCGCGAAACAAGCTCACGATGCGCTCTTTTAACTCCGTTGATTTGGAGGTCGTCAATGATGACGTAAGGGATGTTTGAGTTTTCCCACAAGTCTACGTCTCCAGATACGATAGGATAATCATGTCCGCCATCAATAAACAGAATGTCAGATCCATTTACTTCTCCGTATGTAATTTGTTCTGATGGTTTGATTGTAAGATTAAAGCGGTCGCCAAATCTTTCTTTTACCAGCTTTCCGTTCGAGTGCGTGATGTCAAACTGTCCAATGTCAAACGATTGAATTGTGATATCATCAAACAAGGTTAATAGAATAGAACTGCTATGACCAGCATTAAATCCAATTTCTACTAATTTTTTAAAGCCTGTCTTTTGTTTGACTGTTTGCCAAAAACTGATAACTTCATCGGAAGGTGGCATATGCCCAGTTCCACCATCATCAGGTAACCATGATAAATCCATTATATACTCCTTTAAAACTATTTATATCTCTAATCTTGAAGACAATCTTCGACTGACGATGCCCTTTAAGAATGTATTAAATGCAATACTGATCCTATCTTCTTCTCGGTTTTCAAATACAGGAACGCCGTGATGTAGCCAAGATGGGAACAAATATAAAGTTGCTGTTCTTGCAGGCAGCCACCATTGAGACGAGTTATACTCGTTAAAGTAATCTGGCTCGGGCATGATTTGATTATAAGGCTTTGGTGATTTGAACTCAATTGCATCATCAGTTGCTTCAATATAAAACACACCTGATATTATAGAGTTAGTATGATTGTGCCACTCGTGCGATTCAGAGTTATTTGCATAATTAACCCAAGACTCTGTAATGTACAGTTCTTGTGGGTGTTGCTGTTCGAGAGGGACAAAGGTGTGTTGATAATATTCTTGAAGGCATTTATCAATCCATTCCCTTAATGGGCCAAATGAATCATACGATAATACGTTGTGGTCAGAATATCTATTACCGCTACCGTTTTTAATATGTTTTTGATAACCTTCAGATTTTACAATTTCTGAAAACGGGGCCATATCTTCCCCGTAAGAAAATTCTCCAATTGGAGTTGGGAATAAGTTGTGTATATGCATAACCTCACCTGTTCATAAATAAAGGGCAGAATTACTCCTACCCTATTATTTATATCAGGTTATAACCAAAATGTCAATGGTTATTTTTGAGTTCTTTGATTTGCATCATACAGTTTTTTGCTTCTTCGTGTAAACCCATTGAAGCAAGATGAGCTGCTGCTCTACTATAACCCATGATTTCTGTAACTTTCATAAAGCGATCCCAGAAACCGGACAATGGCGCGAATGTGTATTTCATTACCGTATCCATTACACCCAACCCTTCAAGTTATCATTTTCTGAAACTTTTCTGCGATTATATGAAGGATCACCATTTGCAATTGCCCAAATATCACCTCTAGAAATACCCATATCATTGAGTTCTCTATTTGAAAGTGCTGATAATTGTTTGATTGTTTCTTTTCGATCTTGTCTTTTTTTATAACTTCTTTTTAAATCGCGGAAGAAGTCTAGTACCGCTGGAATGTGCAACGCATCAGTTGCTGCAAGAATTACTTGTGTCATTTTACTCTCCTAATGTATATGTATGTATGTGATCCGGTCTTTAGTCTATTCTAAAGATTAACCCTTTTACAATCATATTTATTAGGAAAATAGGTAAATAAGCCTTACCAATTTGATATAGCCGGATTGCTTATAATGCAACAGTGACATTATGTCAGCGAGTAATCTCTTCCCAATCCATTGATGCAAATACATCTTCATCGGCAGTGCCTGGAGCAACCAAGAATGTTATAGGTTCTGCTGTTGATGTGAATGTGTCTCTTTCTAACTGAAATTTGAACAACGCTTCTTTGAGAATATCCATTGATGGCGAACCTTGATTAGATGA